CTATTTGCCAACAGCCTTAGTATCTGGCTTTGGATAGAAGGTCTTACCACCAGCAGTTACCTTTAGCTCCTTGCTGGTAGCATCCTCCTCTAAGGTAAATTCACCAGTTACACTTTGAGGCTTTGGTTTGCTAGATAGGTATTTAGCCTCTACTAGCTTGTCAATATTCTTTAGATCTTCACCTTCCTTACCCTCACTCTCTGCCATATATACTGCAGTCGCTATATTAGAAGCATTCGCATAGTCTGCATTTTCCTTGGCCTTTTTCTGGGCTCCAGAAAACTTAATCGCTACTATACCAGCAAGTATACCTATTATGGCAACTACAATAACTAGTTCCATTAAGGTTTTTAAATCAATATTTATTAACGAGTGTTAAATAATGTTAAATAAACCACCAAAAACATATAAAATTAGGCATTTCCAAATGCCATAGAATCAAAATAGTATCAATATGAATTTTATATAGTATCACAGAGTTGTTTTTACAAAAAAAATATGTGTTATAGTATCATAAAATAGAATAAAGAGTAGTGGTCTTGCTACTCTTTATTCTATAATGATTTATTTTTTAAAATAGGCTTCTTTTATCCGATCAGATGATATTTCAAAATACTTATCATCTAACTCAAACCCCATAAATCTTCTGCCTAAATTGCCACATGCAACCCCAGTGGACCCACTGCCCATGCAGTTATCTAACACAAGCATTCCTTCATCTGTATAAGTCTTAATCAAATATTCAAGTAACTGCACTGGCTTTTGTGTTGGGTGCACACACTTGCTTTCCTTACTAAAATTTAAGACGTTATTAGGATAGTTAGTGTATTTTTGTAAATATTCCTTACACAGTACATCTTTGCCATCATATATGGTCTCTCTAGATGGCTTCTTCCTTACAATTGTTTTAGGGGTATCTAGCTTTACTAACCCTTGTGGATTATATGGAGGGTGCTTTTTGTAAAAGACATTAATATCCTCCACTTTTCTCATAGGCTGATATTTAGCGAAGCTAAAGCCTGTGGTGTTATTTTTTATCCAGTACCAAGAATATTTATAGTCCTTGATGTTAGAATTTATAAGCTTTGTAGTAAATGGCTGTGCTGAAAATAATACAACCACTCCACCAGGCTTTAAAATCCTATTATACTCTTTCCATAAGACATCTAAATTTATGATGCTATCCCACTTACATGCTGTAGTCCCATAAGGCAAGTCGGCCAGTATCATATCTATAGTATTACTTTCTATTTCTTTCATCAACTCCAAGCAGTCACCCTTTTTCAATTTATAATTTAAAATACTTTCCACATTAATCTCCTTTCACCACATAAAGAACATATGTTCTTTATTCCATTATACCACATGGATTTAGATGAGTACAGCTTGAAGGCATTTTAGAAATAAATTCCATAAGTTTTATATTTTTTTTGAAAAAACTATTGACTATTCGTTACGAATAGGGTATAATATAATTAAAGAAAGGGGGAAACATGAGTAACAGATTACACAATCGAATTAAAAGAGAAAGAAAAAGAAAGGAGCTTGAAGAACAAAAAAATAAAGAGTTACTCGAATGGCTTATAAGTCTAATAACTCTGGTACAGTTTATAGAATCTATAAAATCTTATTTCAAGTAACTCTTATGAGGGGCTAAGCCCCTCACCCTTTAAGGGTATTATAACATACTCATGTGAAATATGAAATGAAAAATAATAAAACATTAGTAATATCTATTTTGGGCTTTGTATCTATAATACTATTTAATGTAACTAAAAACATTTCATTTTTATTTGTTACAATGGTATTTTTAATGAGCTTCTTTTACCTGAAGTTTAAAAATAGATAATTAGATTGAAATTGGAAAGGAAATAATAATGAGTGAAGAAAGAAAAGCTAAAATGTCACTAAATAAATCTGGTGGAACAGCGGGAAAGGGTGGGATAACCTATAGGGTCACTATCCCAAGCACCTGGGCAAAAGCAATTGGTATTATGGAAGATAGTAGAGATTTATCAATAATATATGATGAAAAAAAACAACAAATAATTATTAAAAAAATATAAAAAAAATTATTGACTATTCGTTACGAATAGGGTATAATATAATTAAAGATAAGGAAATACAAAAAAAACAACAAATATTAATTTTAAAGGAGACTAAGAAAATGACAAATCTAATCACAAAGGAAGTAAGAAAATTTATCGAAAGCAAGAAAGAAAGCTACAGCAATATGGATGAAAGAAAGTGGGAAGTGCTAGAAGATAAGCTAGTATCAGAGATTGAAGAAGCCTCTAAGGAGTTAGAGGCAGATGACACACTTGAAGACTTGATTGAAAACACACTATACTTCAACTCAGCAATGGATGAAATAATCATGAGAATAGCTGAAAAGTAAAACAAAGGGGGCAAATAAGCCCCCTATTTTAATACCTACTTTATCAAGTATCCATCTTTATCAAATTCATATGTCTTACCATTTATCATTTGCTTGCCAGTCATACAATAGCCTTTAGAATTGAAGTAAAACCAATTGTTATTGTATTTTAGCCAACCTGTGGCCATCTCACCGTCTTTGTCTGGTTTTAGGTAAAACCACTTAGATCCTGACTTTAGCCAGCCAGTTCTTTTCCTGCCCTTATCGTAATAGTACCATTTGCCGTTTTCTTCAGTCCACCCTGATTTAGGGACTGCCCTTTGAGTGGTCTGCTCAACTTCTTCTACATCACTACCTACTACTTGGCCAGTAAGTCCATAAGCTATAGCCTGGGCCATTTTCTTAAAGCCTAACTTCTTGGCTAGATCTGAGTCCTCTTTATTGTCACAGAAAAAAGACTCCACAAGTACAGCCGTTGGCTTGGTGTCATTAATCATATACAATTGATCAGTTTTTGTACCACGATCAGTAAACCCTAAGCTGCTGATATTCTTACATATCTGATTGGCTATGCTATAGCCCTTTTTATCTCCTGGATAGTGGAATACTTCTACACCGTGCCCTGCTCCATCTGCAGCATTTAAATGCAGCTCGCAAACAAGATCATATTTTCCTGAGTTGGCTATCGGAATTTTATATCCATACTCACTTCTTTTACTCGGAAATACTCCCTCGGGGCAAACTATCACATCACACTTATGCCCTAGTGATTCTAGCACCCTCTTAATATATGGGGCAAGTTCCTTGTTATACCTATATTCGTGGGTATATCCGCTTGCTGAGGTGCAATTCCCACCTTTTAAAATTGAGTGCCCTACTGATAAAAATATCCTCATATCTTACCTCACTTTCTTTAAAATATATAGGGTGGCCGCATGGACCACCCACCAGATTAAAATTTATTTGTCTTCTGCTTTTCCTGACATCTTGCCTAGTATATCCTTGAACAAGGTTGTGTCTGTTCCATTTTTACCCAAATTCTCTATGATAGATTTTACTTCAAAGAATAAATATCCTACATATAGTGTATATATCAGTGCCATGTCTGTGCCATTAGGTAATAATGTGCTGATTGGAAGAAATACTATCAAGACCATCATGCTGGCTATCTTCCTTAAAATCCCATTAATTCCTGCCTTCGATTTAAAATCAATATTCGGATTTATAAAGGCTGCTATTGTGCCTGTGATAAAATCCACTACCATGGCAATGGCAATTAATGCCAAGACAAAAAGCACTCTACACTCCTGTGTGCTAGTGCAAGTCCTAAAAAAATCAAATACATATGTTGCTGTCATTTTGTTTATTCTCCTTTATTTATTGTTTATTTTTTATCCCCTACTCCCAAAATCTTAAAGCTGCTGCCAGAGCTTGTTCTTTTTTGGTACTTTATGCGTGCTTCATCTGTTACAGCATCTGTGATGTAGAATGAAGTATATAGTACATTTTTTAGCTCCTTAGTGTCAGCGTGGGAAGTAAAACCTATATCTTGAAAACTAAACTTGGCGTTTGTAAGCTTTTGTCTTTCATATGATATAGCTTCACCGCCACCAAATACAGGCTTGATAGCTTCTATATAAAAAATGTTGTACTTATTCAGAGCATAGGGTTTGGTATAGATATCTACATCAAATTTACCTTGACCCTTATCCTTAAGTACAACTTTTTCAATCATATCAAATGCTCTACGTCCATCACCATAAACCCTGTCAAATGCATTACTGGTATATATGACTCCTGAACACTCTCTATCGACCCCACCTAATTTCCAGACAAGTTCACTACCTAGATAGACTTCAATGACCTGTGCTTCTCCTATTTTAATATCTTTGACATCTTGAATCATATTAACTCTCCTTTACGATATATAGAGTATCAGGGTCTTTACGATTTATTTTGTATTCATTTGGAGTTACAATTTTTATTTTAGGGTCATCCTTATGAGCTTCGTAGAATTTCATCAAATTTGTTACTGCACCGAACAATCCCATAGTGCTTTCGGCAGTACCTTTGACATAATCGGTAAATTCAGTAGGCACATATATTTCTGGGTGCTTGTTGGTAAAGTTGCTTAGGGCATCTATATCATAGCTTGACTCTGGAGCAGACTCGTCATATGTAAAACCTAAATCATTAACTAAAGTTTTTCTTTCATCATATTCATTGATACTATATCCGTCTTTGATAAGTTTAAAGAATTGTTGATTTTGTCCTAATCTACTATTTTTTACCCTGTGAGCCAAAGAGAATAAATATATGGCATAGTGAGTTTTCATTAACTCATATCCTTTTCTCTTGCCAATAGGTGTAAAATCTTCCCTTATTGCTGATGTGATTAAGTCGTCAAACTGTGATTTAAGGATATATGCTTCACGAACAGTATTTGAAAGTTCTAATATAGTTTTTCCCTCTGGCTTGATATCCTTCTTATCCTTATCTACACTTAGAGATAGCGTAGCTAAAACCCAATCATCTGGAGTTACATCTAACTTTGCGTTTTTAGGCAGACTACTTTTTATCAGATTAGATATCATATATAGTGTAGGGATATTGACTTTTATATAGTCTTTAAGCTGTGGATTTTCCGTAGTAGAAACATCTGCATTTTTTAGTTCTTCTATCAGGGATAAAAAATTACCTCTATTAATATATACTACTGGGTCTGTTTCTGCGATTTCACTCAATTTCTCAATAGTAAGGGTTGTGTATTCGTGTTTGGTCTTAATCCTTATGCCAGCTGAATCCATTGCAGGCTCTATAATCATAGTAGCGACTTCCTCACGAGTAGTTCCCAGTGCTTTGCATTGTTCTTCTGATGGGAAGAACATTATAAGAGAAATAAGGTCTAACCTTATATATCCTTGTAGGTTGGGATTTTTAACTTCTCCAGAACCACCAGACAATATTGCATTAATTACATCATCGACTCCCATAGAGTAAAATATTATGTCTGCATACAGGTTAGGGTGGTCAGTAATAAGATAATCTAGTCCCCTAGCATCTCTAGTCATTGGTTGCCCATTAAACTGCAATTCAGAAACAGGAGTTTTCCCATCTCTTGCTGTGAACCCATCTATTTGTCTAAATATATAATCATACAATGATTCTTTTGTATTATTACCTTCTCCTTTACCTTTAAGAGCAGCCCACAACAGTACAGCAGTTGTGTCTACTTTGGGGCAACCCTTAGTTGTAACCTTATCAAAATAACCAGCGATATCATCAGTATAATCAGCTTCTTTGATATAACATATGGAATTTGCTTTAATTATATTGAGAATTTTTGCGTCATCAAAAGACTCCTGGTTGAAGTCAACACTAGGAGATATTAGATGTGTTTTTTCTTTTGTGATGCATTTTTGAAGAAGTTTTGTGAATTCTAATTCACCATAATTGTACCACTCATTCATACCATAATTTAGTTTATATACTGCCCATAAGCTAAGAAGGTCAAGCTTTACATATCCTTCTGGAGCAACATCATCAGCCTTAGAAATCTCTTCAACTTTATTGTCAACATATTCTTTAGATACTATATCTAAATCTTGTTCAATTAATCCTAATACCTTCATCTGTTCACCTCTATCCGATTACAATTACCTTATACTTGTCCTGTTCTGGAGCTTTTGCAAAGTTAATCTTTACGTTATTCTCATCTACACATTCTATTCCAACAAGAACTGTATCAAATGGAGCAGCATTCCCCCTAACAGCCACGATAACATCTTGAGTGTTTAGGTTATGGTTAACTGTAAATTCTTTATTAGCACCATCACCAATAACCTTAACAAACTTATCTGTTTTCTTCCCTATTTGAGTAGTTAAAGCTTCTGCTACACCCTTATTAGCCTGTATTAAATCACCTAATTCCTTAAGAGTGTCATAAGCTTCCCCAGCACCATTGATTAACTTATTGATTTCAGCAGTAGTAAATTCTTTAGCTTGTTGTAGGGCTGTATTTGCCTTATTTTGTGCTTCTTGGTCTGTAACTTTGCCAGCTAAAGCAATGTCTAAGCCTGTAATCTTATTTGTAGGGATAGTCTTATCACTAGCTATTACACTATCAACTATCTTATCTGGTGTAAGCTTTTCTTCTAAGCCATCTATCTTATTGATGTTGATTTTAGAAGTTCCATCATTAATCTTAGATACGATATTAGCACCATCAAGAGCATTAGCTAGTCCATTGATTCTTTCGGCATGGATATTTTCAGTACCATCATTGATAGTGGCTACTATATTGGCAGCACTAAGCTTAGTTACTAAGTCCTTAATCTTATCTATATTAATCAGCTTGTCACCATCATTAATGGTATTAACTATGCTGACCGCTGTAGGTGATGCGTCTTTGGCATCCATAGCCATCCACACAGCCCCCGTGTAAACATAGGCCCTCTTGTCCTTGGTATTATAGTAGACCTGTCCAGCTACGGCCTGGGTTGGCTCTACTGCCACTGAGTGAAGCACTGCTTCTAGTAGTTGGTTTTGGTTTACCCTTAAGTTTGTTAGCAAATTCATATTTTACCACCTTTCAAAATTAATTAATTTAAAATAGCACTTCCTGAAAATTCATAACTAAAAGTTATAGTTAATTCATTTTCAGATAAGTGCTTAATATCGCCAATTACTTCATTGCCCCCGCTATCTATGATCGTTACGGATGGTATTTTTTTTAAGTTGTGATTAATATTCCAGGT